ATGTCAACTCCACAAGAAAATCCACCGGCAACTAGAAATAAACCCTCTATGAATCAAGGGCCGGATAAGCGACTAACAGGATTACCGTTAGATGCTGGAAATCAAAATGTTGATAGAAGAACCGAAAGAAGAGTTGGTTAAAATGGAAGAATGGAAAATAATTCTAAAAGAAGATGAAATGGCTTTTGGTGACTTTAGAGAGATGGATAGAGCGCACGAAAGACAAGTTGAAGTTAGACGAATCAAAAGGGATTTTAGTCAGGGTCAAGGATTTAAAGGTAGTGAGAAAGAATTACTTAGTGCTATTAGACAGAAAAATAAAATGCTTGGCGGAACTAAGGCATTAGATGAATTAGAACGCAGATTACTTGAAGTTATGAGGAAGGATGATTAATATGACAGAAGATTTAAGACAAAAAGAAAGAAGATTGAGCAAAGAATTGGCTCAAGTAAGAGCAATAAACGCTAATAAAGATACTAGAGTAAAAAAGAGTAAAGATATGACTATGGGATTCCCTGCGGATAATAGTCATAAGGCTTCTCCTTCATCAGCAGATATTCCTGATGTAGTTACTCTTCCTCCTAAAAGGCGTGGAAAGAAAGAAAATATTCCTTTTTGAGGTGATTTAATGATTATAGAATTATCTAAGGACAAGTCTTTAAGAAATGTTTTGTTAAAGGCTAACATAGATAATGATACTATGTCTTTAGTGAAAGCAGATGCTCATATTAGTGCTATTAAAAATTCACTAATAGAAAATCTTAATTCATCTAACATGGTGCAATACAGAAAATATATTGCTAAAGCCGAAGATGAAGAAGATGAGTTAAGAAGCGATGAAGAAATTAGAGATGATTTAGAAGAAGAGTTAGATGAATCTATGGCTACTACTGTTACAGGTGGTGGAGGAACCGGAATTAGTCAAACAAAAGATTTAGAGGTCGATGAAGAATCTAAAGTTGTTAGTGAAGTATTTCAGGATAAAGAGAATAGAAGAAGAAAATTTGAGCATAAAAGAATTATTAGAGAACTAAAGGATATATCTAAGTTACTTGATGCTACCAAAGTTCTTGCTAATAACATTAAAGTTAAAAAGAGTAGGAGAACTTTATCTGGATATAAGTTTTTAAACTTTGCATCTTGGGTAGGAAGAAGAGGTAATGAAGATGATTCTAATAAACTACTTGCTATCTTAACTATTCTTAAAAAAGAAACATCAGATGAAAAGAATTTTTTCTATGATAGGTATAAAGAATTTTTAACTGCTGATGGTAAGTTAGAAGTATTAGAAACTAAAAATAAAAAAGGCAAGATAACAAGAAGTAAGTCTGTTAATATTAAAAAAATAGTTACTCAACTAAAAGAATTAAATGAAAGAATGCTTCCTATTGAAGATTCTAATGAAAAAATATCTTTGTATGATGCTTTAGTTAATTTACATATTAATGAAATAGAAAAGAATCCTGCTATTAAACAAAATAAAGGCAAGTTTGCAAGACAAACAGCAAGGTCAAAAGAAATTGCTAGAAAGTTATCTATGCCTGACCAAGATATTGCTATGGAAATGAAAAAGACAATAGAATCTATTCAAAAAGAATATGATAAGTTGGGCGAGGATAAAGAAAAAATAGAAGAATATATTCGTATTTTTGAATCTTTATTAGAAGGTGGAACCGATAGTATTATTGCTAATAAAATAGAAAGGTTAACTAAAAATATTAAAGCCTTATATGAAGAAAAAACTAGATTTAGAGACATTCCCGAAACTGAAACGGAAACAGGAAGAAGAGTTACAGAAACTGTTCTTCGACCTAAAAAGGGTGAAGAAGGAAAAATAAGTGAATTAACTGAACTTATTAATCAAATTCGTGAAGGAAAGACTGATATATTAGAAGAAGCCACTGAAGATGTTCAAAGGGATTTGCAAAAGGAACAGGCTAAATTAGAAAGAGTCGAAGAAAGTATTGAGCGAATGAATCAATTTAGGGGAGAATTAGGTGAATATATCGAAATTTTTGAAAGATTCCCTAATCCTCCTGAAGTGCCTAAAGGTATAAAAGAGGGCGAAGAAAGAGAGGAACAAGAAAGACAATTGGAACTCAAAGAACAATGGGATAGAAGAGTTAAAAACCTAATCTCATTAGGCGAAACAATTGAAAGCATTCACTATAAATTAAAGAAAGTATCTAAACTAATAAGTAAAGTTAGTGATTTTGAAGCAGAAGAGTTCAAAGAATGGGTTCAAGGAGAAGCAGGTAGGCGACCTGTTATTAATGAAACAGATAGTGAATGGCTACAAATGATTGCTGAAAACAGAGATGTTATAGATACTTATGATAATAGAGATATTGGTCAATTAGAAAAACTATCCTTGAAACTATCAAGAGATTATGAAAATATTGATAGATTAAAGTCACAATTAAGAGATTTTATAGGTGATTAAAATGACATGGGATTATTACGGAGAAGGTGAAGATTTTATTCTTAAAGAAAAGAAAAAAGTTCCTAAAAAGATTCTTGATTCATTAGATGGTAAAGGAAGAAAGAAACTAAAAAAGACTCTTCAATCTGCTGAACCAACTGAATTTTTTGGACAAGACTTTACTAAGTTAGGTGAATTAATTGATACACTTAAAGAATTAGACCTAATGAAATCAGACAAGAAGTTAAATAAGAAAGTAAAGTCAATGGATGAAAGGAACATTGATATAGTGGCTACTGCTACGAAACTTCGTAAAGAGTATGAATTACTTTACAGACAATTAAGAGATTTAGTTTATCCTAGAGGCAAAAAGGAGGAAAAGAAATGACAGAAGAAAATACAATTAATCAAGAGATGTTAGAGATAGTAAAGGCTCTAACTGCAAAGGTCGAAGCATTAGAGAAAACTCTTTATGCTAAAGATAATATTCTAATGAAGGCAGGTTTAGTGGTAGCAGAAAGTCCTACTCCTATGATGGATAATAATACTAGCACTGTTAATGTTGATAATATGGATTGGTCTGAGATTCATAAAATGGTTGAAAGAGCAGGTGGTAACTAATGCCGGAAAGAGTCACAAGAGAAGAAAGAACAGTAAGTCTTGCTATTGAAAAGGCAAGAAGCGCAAAAGAAGAACTATTGGCTTCATTAAATGATAATAACCGTAGTGATTTGGAAAAAGATAACATTATGGATAAAGTTAAGGTTACAAGACCAAAGGCTGAAAAAGATAAGAGTAAAAAGTATTCTGAAGGAAAGCACAGTGGTTTTGGATTAGGTCAAAATAAAACTGCTGGAGAAATTTTAGAATTTAAAAAATCTTTAGATATTCTTAAAGAAACTATTCGTGGATATGGGCGTTCTGAAAGAGGCGGGGGAGAAAGTAATCCTATTCTAGATAAAGAGAAGGAAGAAGAAATTGAAGAATTAATTACTCAAGTCAATAAAGATATGAGTAAGTTAAATTCAGATTTAAAATCTGGTAAAATTAATCAAAAGGATTATAAAGAAAAAATGCAGGATTTGATTAGAGAAATTAATCTTCCCGAAGTAATGTCAAAACCAACCCAACGCTTTAGATGAGGGAGGATAATGAATCTCTCTGAAATAGAGAAAGATAAGCAGCCTTCGGAGGAAATCCTTAGATTGTTTGAAAAAACAAGAATGGCTTATCTTTCTGCAAGAACTGACCCCGATGAATACGGTGGTCGTTGGCGCAATACTATTGATACTATTAGAGAATCTTATAATGAATTAGATGCAGCAGGTAAAGAATTAAAAGAAACTATTGATGATGATTTACTAGATAGTAAAGAAGCAAAGAATCCTAAATCTGAACAGGCTAAAGAAATCTATGAAAAAATAAAGTTGATTAGATATTCTTCTGATTTAGTTTCTGACCCATTCGCTAAAAGATTTAGGGGTAGTGTTCTTGAAGAATTGCTAGATAATCCTGAAACTATGCTCAAATTTATTCATTATGCTTTAAGGAACGACAAAAAAGTGCTTGAACCTTCCATTTTGGCTGTTAAAGACATCGAACCTGACGATATTACAGTGGGTCTTTCGGGACTTGACCTAGAAGTGGATGATATTGCCCTGTATATTATCGAGCATTACGGGGATGGAAAAGACTCAAAGAAGGTCGAATCTAAAGTAAAGGCTGGTATGGAACTATTAGATTTATTAATGTTATCTAAGAATAGCAAAGAAGAATTAGAAGAGTTAAAGGATATAGAAAAATCCAAGACTAAATCAGGAATTACAGAAAAATCTATCAGTGATTTTATAATACCTAACAAACCTATGTATAGAATCTTTGAAATAAATGATATTAAAGAACTAAAAGGATTTAGTGGCGAATGGTATGTTCAAGAAAAATACGATGGAATGAGAGTTCAATTACATAAAATAGATAATAATATTAAAATATACTCTTATAATGAAAAAGATATTACCGATAAGTGTAAAGAGCAAGTAAAGGAATTAAAGAAGAAACATTTCGGTGATTGCATATTAGATGCTGAATTGATTCTATTTGATGGTGATGAAGCACTACATAGAGCCGATACTATCGCTCATGTATTCAAAGGTAAATACAAAGATGCAAAACTAAAGTGTCATGTCTTTGATATTATGAGGCATGAAGATGATAACATGGTTGAAGAAGAATTATCAGAAAGAATGAAAATATTATTTAATAACTATTCTTCTCGCTCATCAGATGCTTTAGTTTTCCCATCTAAAAAAGATACTAGAGAAGCAGATAGTATAAAAGATATTGAAGAATATTCTAAAGCAATTATGGATATGCCTACTTCTGAAGGAGTTGTAATTAAAGATGCTACTTCAACATACTATATAGGAACAAGAAAAAATCCAAAATGGATTAAATGGAAAAAGTTTGTTGACTTAGATGTTATTGTATTAGATAAGAAAAAGACAAAGAGCAACTTGTATTCTTATACTCTTGGTATTGATATAGGCCCAACTGATGAAGAAGGAAAATACATTAAAGAGTTACAAGGTAAGAAGTATATGAATGTAGGAAAAGCACTCAATACTAAGATTTCTGTTGATGTTGGAGATATTATTAGAGTTAAGGTTGATGAAGTTAAAAAGTCCGGTGAAAGATATACTTTGTTTTCAGCGAAAGTAATAGAAGTCCCTGAAGTTACTATGCCGGATAAAGTAGTTACTTTAGAATTGCTATCAAAAGATACTAAGAAGTCTTTGAATTATGATGTAAAGGCTTTAGAAAAAGGAGTCAAAGTTACTGATTATGTTCATGGAGAAACTACTGTTATTATTAAATCTGACATGGATGGCTTTACTATTTATGGTTTTGAAGAAGATAATCTAATGTCTAAAAATGCTTTAAATGATTTAGATATGTGGAAAACTCAAGCAGAAGCCATAATGAAAACAAAACAAAGTAAATTAACTGTTACTATTTTTAACTACTTAAAACAAAATGGTGCAAAAACTCCTAAAGAACTTCATAATTACTTAGTTAAGAATGTATCTTCTCTGTATGAAGATATTTTAGAATCTGATAGTAAGAAACTTAAAAATTGGACAGAAAATAGAGATGGCATAGGTTTTGAAGAAGGAAAGTTATTTGCAGAAAATGACAAAATACTGCTAGAAACAGACAGTATTATGAAAGAATACAAAACTCCTGAAAAATATCAATCTGGTAAGTTTAAAATATATGCTAGGCAAGATGATAATGTAAATGTAGTTATGAAATTAGGTGATGAAACAATAAATTGGAACATTGACTTAGATGATGAAGAGGAATTGTTTGATTTGTTTGGTAAAGCAGGTAAATATCCTGCTGAAGTTGCAAGGTCTTTTGAAAGAGAAAAGGTTATTGATTCAGGAGAAGTTAAATTAGGTGTTCAAAAGAATGGTTATCACGAATACTTCTTAGAAGGAAACAAATTCCAAACTAAACTACATATCCGAGTGATACCTGTAAAGGGCAAAAGAATGTGGCTGGCATGGACAGGCTACAAACAGGAACCTGCTGATGAAGAAAGCGATGCTGGTCTATGGAATATCTATGAGGATAAGTTTAGCAAATTGACTATACCTACCGAAAATTAGGTGTTCTTTATATACTCGGATGGACAAGAGGGAGATGAAGCAAATGTCACTTCTAATAAAAAGAGATACTGCTGATGAATTAATGATTCTAAAATCAAATGATGACTTAATGATTGGTGGATATGCTTCAATAGAAATCGTTGATAAACAAAATGATTTAATTACACTCAAGGCTCTTAATGAAGCAGTTCAAAAGTATATGGAGAACCCAAAGTTTAGAAATGTAATGACAAACCATTCTAATGTTCAAGTTGGTGAAGTAGTAAAATCTTATCGAGATAAAAACGGAAAGATATGGAAAACTGAAGTTGATGATGTTGGATTCTTTGTAGTAATAAAATTAAGAGATGATATAGAAAAAGCCAAAGAAATAAATAGAGGCATTAGAAAAGGTTCATTGAGGTCATTTAGCATTGGAGGGCAAGCAATACATAAAGTAAAGAAAAACCATCCAGAGTTAGGAGATTACAATGAAATAAGCAAACTAGAACTACATGAGGTTACAATCTGCGAAAAAGGAATAAACCCTGAAGCAAAGTTTGATATTCTTAAACAAGAAAAAGAGGCGAATAATATGAGCAAACTAGAAAAAGCCCTAGCGGAATTAGATTCTTTAATGGAAGAAGTTAATACGCTTAGGAAAGAAGAAGAAGAGAGTATGATGACTGAAAATGAAAAAGGTGATTATATGAAAGAAGATATGGATAAAGGCGGCTATGGCGGTCACATGGATAAAGAAGATGAAGAAGAGATGATGGATGAAAAGGCTGAATACACGGATGATTCCAACAAAGCAGTTCTAAACACTCTTGATGCTGGCGGTATCGAAATCGGTGAACCAGCAGATAGAATCGTCATTGATAACGGTAAGCCAAGAGCGTCTGATTTGCCGGTTGTTAAGGCATTTAACAACGATGAATTAGAAACTCTTGATTTGTCCGTTGCTAACATTGAGAAGGCTTATGATGCTTTCCGTCAAGAACAACTTGAAAAGTTAGCATACGATAATCTTCAAAAGCAATTTGAAGCAAGGTTTGAAGCCGAAACTTCATCAAGACATGATGCAATTGCTAAGGCAAACTATGATGCAAAGTCTGAAATTGCTTCACTAAAGGATGAATTTACAGCACTAAGAAAGTCTTTAACTGCTGAAAAGGAAACAATTCTAAAGGCTCAAGAAGAGTCACAAATACAACTCCCAACAATGGATGAATTGGCTGAAATGGATTGGTCGGACATTCACAAGATGGCAGGAGGAATTTAAGATGGCTGGATATATTAACACTATTGCAGATTTAGAAGCACAAACATATGGAATTGCAGGTGGCGCATTCAATAATCAACTATTGAAGGCTGCTGGCGGATTAAGCGGTATTCATGCTGGACATGATGCGGCTACACAGACAAGCCCAACAAGCGGTATTAATGGTAATCTTTACCAAGTATTATACGGCCAAAAGGTTTGGTCTATGCTAAATAGAGAATGTAATGCTCTATCAGTAATTTCAAAGCGACCATACACTTCAAGCGGTTGGAGAGTCCTTTCGGATAGACCTGCCGGTGGTAGCGGTAATTCTCTATCTATTGGAGTTACCGGAACTACTTCTTTAGATTCTTTGGGTGCTTCAACTCTTAGAGCAGACCTAATTGGTGGTGTTCCTGAAAATGCAGGTCTAAATACTGCAAATGATGGACTTGGCCCAATTGCACCAACATACACTACACTATTTACAAGCCCAAAAATCGTTGCTCATCAATTTGATTTCAGCGAATTGGCTATGGAAATGGCGGCAATTGATGATGGTATTGGAGATATTAGAGCGCAATTGCGTGAAGATATGGGCAAGCACCACGCTGAAGTTCAAAACGCTATGCTGGTAATGCCATTAGAAAACTATGATGCTGGTTCAGCAGTAGCAACAACAACAGTAGCAAACATTGATAGAAACTATACTTCTCTATACAAGGTTATTTGTTCTGAAGATGAGTTAGATGCTATGGCAACTGCAAATCTTTTGGGTTCCGCTACTACAACCGCAGTAAGTCACATTTACGGTTCTAACCGTGATAATGATTCTTTCCTTGATTCACAAGTTGATTTCGGGGCATCATACGCTTCTGCATCTGCTCGTCAATTGACTCTAACTGTTCTAAATAACATGATTAGAGATTTGAGAGTTGCTGGTGGTTCACCAAAGGTCATTCTAACAGGATATGATACACTTCAAACCTTGTCTGACCTATTGCAAGCACAAGAAAGATTCATGGATAGAAAGGAAATTGTTCCTACTGTTAATGGAGTTAGAGGTGTAAAGGGTCAAGAAGTTGGATTTAGAGTTTCAACTTATTACGACATTCCTTTGATTCCTGTTGCGGCTATGCCATCAACAGGTGTTAATTCATCTTGTATCAGCGATATGCTATTCTTAGATACCGACCATCTTTGGTTGTCTGTAATGAAGCCTACTCAATACTTTGAGGATGGTATTTCTAACGGAAACCCATTTGGTGTAGGAACTCTAGGAAACAAGGCTCTATACCGAACAATTGCTGAAGTTGGTTGTTCCTACTTTAAGGGACAGGGGAAGATTACAAACCTTCTTTGAGGTTTATGGAGATAAATAAGGAGAGATTATTATGGCATGGACAACAGAAACCCTTTTTGAAATGAAGATTGAAGGAAACCGAACAATGACTTTTGGTAAGACTACTACTGATTCAGCAGATGATGATATTGCTACCGGACTATCAAGCGTGGATGCGTTTTTATTCACTCATTCCGGTTCAGCAGTTGAAGCAAATGCGGCAGTAATTAAAGAAACACTACCTAATAGTGATGGTAACATTAATGTTATCTGCACAAGCGGAGATGTTCTTTATTGGTTGGCAATAGGGCAACAGTGAGGTGTTTTAATTGGCACACACTGTAACCCTATTGGCAGACCATAAAGGTTTTACAAAGCCTAAAGCGAATGGTGACGAATATCAAGTTGATGCACTAATCAACATTACTGCTTATGTAGCGGGAGGAATTACTCTAACTGCAACAGAAGTAGGATTAAGCCAAATTACACAAGTAATGGTAACAGGTGTTGAAGAAATAGGTCATTCAGCAAGAGCAGTTATTTCAACTACCGGTGCTTATGAATCTATTTCAAGTGTAAAGATAATTCTTTCAACAGGTTCAGCCCAACAAAGCGGAACCGGAGATGAAGGAATGGTTCGTGTAAGAGTATATGGATTGCTTTAAGGTGATTTAATTGGTTTCAGTTAAATTATCTGAAAACGCTACGGTTTATCGAGCCTCCCTGCTGGGAAATAAAATCAGCAGGGAGGTTTCGGCCCCTATTGGTTTAGAAGCCGCTTTAGTTAGATTAGGTGACAAAAACCTAGAGTTTTCTTTTGAAGAAAGTGATAGAGAAGAGTTAATGAAACTCGATACTAAACTATTTCCGCTTATTAGTGTTGAATTAGATAAAGAAATCCTAACACACATTGAGTTAGCAAATCTATTGTTACCTCCTGTGGTTAAACCAAAACCCAAGAAAACCACACCTAAGCCTAAAAAATCCTCTTTGGTTGAATAATCAACCAACAGGGTTAAGAAGGATAGGTAACATAGGTTGATTAGACGGAGAGATTTATTATGCCAACTTGTCGAAGTAGTGGCGTTCAAACTGCTAGTGCAGTAGTTAATGCTGGAAGATGTAAATTAATTAGTATTCATGCTCAACTTACAGGTGTTGCGGCAACAACAGTTAAAGTATTTGATAATGCTTCTGCCGCTAGTGGGACAGAGTTAGCAAGAATTATTATGGAAAACCCTAATGAAACAATTGAATTTGATATGCATGGCGTATTAGCACTCAATGGGTTATATTTAGATATATCCACAGGTGGAGGAACAGGCGCAGCAGTTTCCGTTGAATTTGCTTGAGGTGAATTAAATGGCAGTATTGAATCAAGATACTAGATTAGTTATGACTATATTGTTTGTGGGTGCTTTAAGTGGTGCAAATGTTTGGGTTTATGCTAATTATGGAACAGGTTTCCCTTATACTACTTTAGCCCACGCTACTTTGTTTGGGTTAGGAACAATAGGCTCAATTATGGTTATGAAGGCACTATTCGATTTGGCACTTAATGACCGTATCGAGATGTGGCTACTTGATAGAAAGATTGCTGCCTATTGGGAAAGAAAAGCAAGAGATGAACAACAACGCAATAAAATGCGAGAAAGTGCAAAACAATACAATACTACTTTCATTAATCCCTATGCTAACATACCAACAGAAACAGATGATAATACCGTTGGGAGTGAATTTTTAGCCGCTACTCTTCAATGAGGTGGTTAAATGCTAAATGACCTTATGGGCCTTACTGATAATGATTATATCTATAATCAATCAAGGGCGCATTCGGCAGACATGCTCTTTTTCAAGATAAGAGCATGGTTTTGGGGTAGTTGTGCTACCCTTTCAGCATTCTTTATTGGAAATATAATGGGTGTTTTTGATATTAATATCCTCGGATGGATATTAGATACTTTTTGGCATTCATGGGAGATATAATATGTCAATGATGACGGGATTTGCTATCCTTGTCGGTGAAGCGATGATAGGCTTTTGGAAAAAAATATATGCGATTAATTTTGGAGTCTATGGTGCAACAATGGTAGGTAAAACAACATTAAGTCATCAATTAAGAACAAGGGGAGAAGTGCCGCAAATTAATGAAAGAACAGTTGGATTACATAGAGCCTCAAGAAAAAGCGTTAAAATTGATGGAGATTCACACACAATAAAAAGTGCAGATTTAGGCGGTGAAGCAATTTATTGGAAAGAATGGGTTAAAGACATGCAAAAAAGAAGAGTTAAGTATGTTATATTTATGATAGACCATAGACATTTAGATAATGAAGCAAATCTAGACCATCAAGTAGCATGGAAATTTTTAGTTGATACAATTTGTTCTAATACTTGGCCCACTAACAGAAAAAAAAGAGATTCAGATTATCCGATGGCAGTAGGTATATGGGCTAATAAATATGATATATGGGGAGAAAAATATCCATTAGAAGAAGGACAAACCATAGATAAACATAGAATATTTGAGCCATTTAAGTATGGAATGAGACAATTAAATGATAAAGGAATACCTTGTTTTAAGTATATAGTTTCAGCAAAGTCAGACCCCGAAATGGTATATAGAGGCGTAATGACAATGATAAAAGATTACTGAGGAATGAAAGATGTATCAAAACCAATTAATAGGACAAACGACACCGCCTGTTTTTATGTCACCATTAAAAGCAGCAAGAGCAAGCGGAGTTGTTACAGAATATAAGTTTGTAGCAATTAAACCTAAAAAACAATTAAAAGAATTAATTAAAGTTTTAACTCCAGAAAAAAAGAAATTTTTTGGTTTACCTTATGGAAAAAAGTTTAATTTGAAAGATAGATGCGTTGTTTGTGGAATGCACCATGTTTGGGAAAGTGGGGATTATAGGCGGCCTCCTATTCCTTTAGATGGAGTAATCAAAGGTAGGCCATTAGCAGGAACATATTGCCCAAAACACGCTTCTATGTTTATGCAGTTAGAAATGTTACAACAAACAATACTTGCTGATAAGCATGGGCTTGCTTTTGCTTCATTTAAACCTAAAATGCCTAAAATGCTCAAAAGTGGCCCAATTACTCATTTATCTAAAGAGGATATTGCTTCGCTCACGGCAAGCGGTTATTTAATAAAGCCACCCACATTAGGGGATAACAGGAGTCCAACCAATGAAGCAATTGAAGTAGTTGGACAGATTAATATACTAACAGATAGACTTAACTATTTGATGATTAAAGAGGGAGTCAAGGCTAATAATGAAATTAAGCCGGTAACGGAAAATAAAAAGGGTGAATGAGTATGGGAATACTAGGAACAAGTAATGGAACAGTAATGAATGCTGTTCAGCAACAAGGAGAACAACAATTTAAATCTATGAATAATTTGTTATCTTTACAGGATAACCATGTTGAAGAGTTTTTTCAATATCATGGAGAACAATTTTTAGTTGCTCTTGAAAAACTAATGGAAGATGTAGTTCAAAGAGTAGTTAGTCAAATGTTAAGTAAATTATCTTTTACTCAAAATGGAAGTAATGTAACTATTAACTCAGATGCTATGAGAGAGTTTGAAAGAATTACTCAAGAAAATATTGATTTAGATATTCAAAAGTTATTGAATGCTGCTATTAATACAGAAGTAGTAAATCAAAGAAAACTAGCAAAACAACAATATCTTGAATCTCAAGGATTTGGAGGTGCTGGCCCAACCGCAGGTATGGCAATTGCTGGTTTAACAGGGCAAACTCAGCAATATCAGCAAATGCAAGGTGCTATGAATAATGGCACAGGTTATCCTGTTCCTCCAAATGGAACAGACGGATATGGCAGACCTTATTGGATTGATGCTAACGGCCAAATGTCGTATGAACCGCCATCAGCAGGTTTAGGATTAGGTTCAGCAATTCAAAAAGGTGCGGCTTGGGCTAAATGGTTAATGTGAGGTGAATTAATTGGTTCTTCTTCGTAACTTTGGTTCTAGGTCAATAGACACTGTTGATAGTCGAGAAGAATTAGAAATAATGATTAAAGCCTTTTTGTTAGATAATGATAGAACCTTTTTATCTAATTTTAGAAAAGCAAAAAAGTATGCTAAAAATCCCACACAAGGAGAAGAACCTTATGTTGATGAGATGATGAGGGACTTAAAAGAAATAGTTAATTCTATTCTTAAAGAAACTCCATCTATTGAATTTCTTAAAAAGAGTGCTTCTGGTCTAAGACAATTTAAGTCTGGTTATATGAAACAAGTTGGCTCAGGTCAATTTGCTACAATAATAGATAGAGAAAAGGGAAAGAGAATAGAAAGAAAAGAAGAGGGTGTTAAAAGCGTTGTTGATGAAGAAAAGGTTAATAAATTGCTAAATAGAAAAAAATTAATTGCTTTAGTTAATGATGATAATTTTGTAAATGATTTACAAGGAATAACTTTTACTAAATATGGAAGAGATTTGCAAGACATTAAAAAGTTTGGTAAAACTTATAAACAAATGTTTGGTAAAGATTGGTATAATATGGATGTTCAATTCGATATTACTACTAAAAAAGAAACCTATTCTATTGCGCCTAGAAAGCCTTTAGGTAAGCATGTAGTAATAACATTTCCTAGTGAATCAAACATAAAAATAGAAAAAGACTTAAAAGATAAAAAAATAAAATCTGATGGTGTAACTAATGGAATCTTTAGAGCCGAAAATGCAGGTGCATTCAAAGCAGGACAAAAAGAAGAAATAGATATTAGTTTAGATATTCCAGAATTAAAAGGAATAAAAGAGAAAGACCAAAAGCATTTAACCTTTAGACCTGTTCAAGAAGAAGGTCAAGGAGAACTTTTAGAGCCTCAAAATGAAGAAGAATCAACTGAAATTATGGAAGCCTTTGAAAAATTCCAAGAAGAAAACAAAGATAAAATTATTGATATTAATTACAGATTTGTGGAAAATTGGGATGAAGTCCAAGAAATGAGAATAACAGATGCAGAACAAAGACAAAAAAAGTATAAGTGGACAAAAGTTAAAAAAATATCTGTTTCAGAAGAAGAATATAAAGATATAGTGGATGATGCTGCTCTTGGTGCGGCTAATTATAGTTTGCTTGATGATAAAAGAAATGATTTTATTTGGAGAGGAAAGAGATACGAAATAATTTCTTTTGCTGGAACTAAAATTAAATACTTTGATGAAAATGTTTTAGATTTTGATGAGTTCTTTATTCCTGAAATAACAAAATGGGTTGAGCAATCAGATATATTTGAGAGTGCTAAGAAAACATTAAGAGATACTGATGTAGTATATCAATTTAAGATAGAATTAACTATTAAAAGTCCTCCTAAAAATCTTTCTTATGATGGAGAAGGATTATATGATTACTTAAAAGATGCCACTCTTAAAATGCAATACTATCAAAGAAAAAGATATGAATTCGACTTTAACCCTTATCTTAGACAAAGAGGGGCAAAAGGAGTTAATGAAGATTTTAGAGATATTATTTCAGACTTTAATAACAGATATGAGAAACTAAAAAGATTAAATATAGCAGGTGAGTAATAATGGGTTTAACTATTTCCCCTAGTGACTATACTTCTATTAATCCTAGTTATTCAGATGGCAGGGGCTTTTATACTGATGCAACAGAAGTGGCTAATTTACTTCAAGTCCCTGCTTTTCATGCCACTAACACTTACCCAACTTTAGCCCAAGTTGGTGCAATTATCAAAAGAGTCGAAGGAATGGTTGATGAAAAGGTTAAGCGTTCATTTAGACCTTTATTAATTAAAAAAGAGTTTCATAATTTTGAATATAGAAATGTTCCTGGAAATACTCTTTATGGAGGCTATGTTGGTTTTATTGAATTAACTCAAATGAAAATTAGAAAAGTAGTTTCATTACAAGTATGGGATGGAACTGATTATAAAGAATTAGCCTCAGCCCAAGCACAAATTGAATTATTAGAAAACTTTAGAGATTTGGATTCTATTATACTACAATTACCTGATAGTGGAGTATCATTTACAATGGCTGCTGAGAACACTGTTGCTAGTTTAGGTAACGATGAGTTTTGTAATACATTTGGAATAAAGACGACAAATAATGAAATAGTTTCATTAGTAAATGAATCATTCCCTTCTTCCACATCAACCTTTACAGGTGCAACTGCACCTAAAGCACTTACTTCTTCTTCACTTTCCATTTCTGACTTTTTCTATGCTCAAAAGGACACCCAAAATGGCAAGGTCGTTTTCATATCATCCCTACTTTCCGGTGATGATGGGGCAGATTGTGTTATCAAAGCAACAATAAAACAGTCATGCACAACAGTAAATGCAGATGCTACGCTTACTGTCGCAGATTCTTCTAAATTAGCCGTAGGTATGACTGTAACAGGAACAGGCATTAGTGGGACAATTACTATCGCTTCAATTACTGATTCGACTACTGTTGAATTAAGCGGAACTGCAACGGGTAGCGGAACAAATACATTAACCTTTACTACAACAGGAAATATACCAACAGTTTGTAATTTAACTGCATTTACTGATAAAGAAGATATGAGAAGATTAGGTGACTATTGGCTTTTGAACGAAGAAGGCCGTATATTCTTTTTACAAGATTATCCTTATAATACTAGAAATTCAGTAATAGTATCTTATTTAGCAGGTGATGGTAGGGTTCCGGCAACAATTCACGAAGCGACTACAAAATTAGTGGCTGCTGAAATTATAAGACATGACGACCAAAGTATTCTTATAACTGAAACGGGTGGTAATATCAGCACTAAGGAAAAGTATGACATACTGAAAAAAGAAGGAATGGATATACTGAAAGGAAAAGGCGATATAGTCTATTTTATTGATTGAGGGAGTATTATGGCAGAAGCATGGTTTGAAATCCTTAAAGACCCTTCAAGAAGGGCTACCCGAAGAAAAACTCCTAAAGATGTTAAAGCAGGACAAAGGAAAAAGGGTCGAGCCGCTAAACTTGAAAGAAACAAAAAAAGAATTGCAGACTATAAAGCAAGAAATACTCAAAGAGATTTTGATGTTCCAGATGTAGGTAAAAAGAATCTTTTTGGAAGAGTAAAGGATTATTTCGGAGAAAAAAGAAATCAAAAACAAGTTGATGATGCTAGACGACAATATCTAGATGCTCAAGAACAGGCTAAACAAAATAAATTAGACATGGAAAATTGGAAACAACAACTTAGAAGAGAGGATGAACAGGATTATAGAAGTCAATTACCTGCCGTTCAAGACCAAACAATTAGAGATGCTAAGGAAACAAAAGCAAGAAAGGATGCTCAAAAGTTAGAACTAAAAAATAAAGAATTAGCAGAAAGGAAAGCAAAAAGACAACAAGCCGCTAGTGCAGCAACTTTAAGAAATTTGCCTTATGCTTTTGAACAAAGAGAAACCGCAAAAGAAAGACGAAATGAAAAAACTGAAGAAGAATTACTTGAAAGGAAAAAAGCAAGAGAAGCATATCAAGCCGAATTAGCAAGAATGCGAGAACAAGCGGCTAAAGATAAACAAGATGAACAAGATAGAATAAATAGAGAAGGAGTTCCTTTACCCGATACCGGAACAGAAGTAACTCAAATGCCACTACCACCAAAGCCACCAACTGCTAGAAAAATACCGCTTCCTCAAGATAAAGGTGTTTCAATGCCTTTGCCACAAGGATTGAATTTGAATAAACCTGTTGTGAATAAACCTGTTGTTAGAATTCCTGAAAGATTAACTCAACCTATTGTTGCTAGTGATAAACAAAGAGCATTTAGAAATGTAAATCAACAACAACAGCAAAAACAACCACAACAACAAAAACAACCAGCAAGAATAACTCCTGAGTATTTAAGAAGGCAAGAAGCAATAGAAAGGGCAAAAAGAGAAGATGCCGCAACTGCTCAACAAAATCGTGAAGCAAGTGCAGCAAAATTAAACATACCAAAGGCCACTCCTTCAGCAACTTCTAGAATAGACCCAAGAACTGCTTATGCTGCTAGACAAGCCGCACAAAACATAAATGTTCCAACAGGTTCAACACCTCAACCATTAAACCCTAAAAGGGCTTCTTGGAAGGAAGTAATGCGAAAGGTTCCGATAAAATGAAAATAAATACTAAATCCTTTGAAGAATATTTAAATATTCAAAAAGAAAGACAACTAGTAATGAAAGACTTGTCTGAACAAATAGGAATAGATATTAGTTTTAGTGATGAAGAAATAATTAGAAATGCTGAAGAAGCATTTTGTAAAGATGTTGAAAAGAAAATAGTGGAGGAATTAGAGAAATGGATGAAGTCAGTCTCGTCTTAGATATTCTTTCAAATGGATGGAGTAGTGCGGCAACTGCTTTAGTAAGTGCTGGAACTATTTCCTCTTCTCATGCAGTTACTCCTGAATTTTTAGATATAAGAAATACTACAAAGAATAAAGGTGTAAGAGTCGATTTAAGTCGTTCACCTGCAACAATAGTAGTTTTTGAAGATTCACAAAGTTTAACCTACCCAACAGTGCATTTTGATGTAAGACATGAAACATATTCATTTACTATTCATATTAGAGTATTACATGATGAAAGGGGAGGAACCGATGCTGATTATGGCAAGGATAGGCTAAGGGCTATATACTTGATACTGCGTAGGGTTCTTGAGAGCAAACGCAAGGGTTATACCGCAAGTGATGGTTCTAATTTCAATCAATTATTTGTAGGCTCAAGAAATGAAAGTAATGATAGAGCAAAGCGTTTGTTCGGTTACAAAGTTACATTAGAAGCAAAAAGATTCGCATTAACAGTCCCTTAGTAAGTTTGTAAAGGTAAAGGGGAGTTTAATTATGGCAGTAAATGAAGAAATATTTGTAGGAAGTGGGGCAACACTAGCGTTTGTTCCCGAAGTGGATTATTATGTTAAAAAGACAGCAGTTAGTGGTAATGAATCAACAATCACTTTTCATGCTGACCAAACTCATTTTCGCTTAATTAAAGATTTATATGTTGGTTGCACTATTGATAGATATAATAATTCTAATGTATATCAATCAACTCATACTATTACTGCTAATTCTGGTAGTGGAACTGCCGCAGCAACAATAACTTTTACTCCTGAAGCAAAATCAACTGCTACTAATGATTATTATGTTATTAGAGGATATGCAGCACCTTGCCCTGCACCTGCTATTTCTAGCAAATCAACTTTAAATTCCGATAATTTTATTGGTCTTGTTGAATCTGCTACTTTCCCTAATCTTGAAGTTGAGATGAAACAACTTAATTTGGCTCTTGGCGGTTCAAGAAACTTTACTCACCAATACAAAGGTATTGAAACTGCAAGTGGAGGAAATATTGCTTTAATGACTCATCAAGGACATTGGCTTTATTACGCTTTAGGTAAATGCACCGCTACTACTGTTCCTTCTAACATTAGAACTGCTTTAACAAGTAGCGGTTTTTCTGAGCCTTTTGATGTAAATAGTGCAGACCAAGATAAGTTTATTCACGATGATAGCGCACATATTGAAGATGGCCCAATCTTTTACAGAACAATTGGAACAGAAATTGTTCCTCCATTAATGCCGACAGATACAACAGTAGGAGATTTAATTCATCTAAATGCTTTAACTGATTCTGATTTTGCTACTAATTTTATTACTTATACTATCAATGAACAAGATACTGTTAAATTACCATCGTTTGCTTTAGAACACTCTATATCTAAATTAGAAAGCACAGATACATTTTTAACTGATACTGATTCGGCTGCAACTGAAAGCCATACTTTTGTTCGTATTGCTAGAGGAAATAGAATTAATACTCTTACTATGACCGCTAATGAAAACGAAGAAGTTAAAATGACTATGGACTTGAATACAAGCACTGTAACTGCATTAGATGTTGACGAAGAAATGTATGCTCGCAGAAATGTTTCTGATGTTGAAAACTTTACTAACAGAAAGGGTGCAATTGCAAGTCACTTAGAGCCATTCTTCTTTAGTGATGGAAGATTTACAATTTATAATCAAGACTTCCTTAAAATTACAAACTTTACTTTAACTATTAACAATAATATACAAGATAAGAGATATTTAGGAATAGGTAACAAATCTGTTAAAGAAGGTATTCCTGCACAAAGAACTTATGAATTATCTTTTACTGCTATGGTTACTGATGATACATTATTTAGAGAACTCTTAGACCAAGATGAAGAAATTACCAATGACATTACACTACAATTTGATAAGAGTAACGGTGAACAAATTAAGTTAGAATTTGAAAACTACTTTACAAGTGCCGCTAATTGGACTGTTCCTGATGATAAAGGGCCAATTACTGTTGAAGCAACAGTTATGCCAAGACAATTAAAAGAAAACGGCTGCACTATTATTACACACGCAGCATTAATGGGGTGATTAAATGGGTCAAGGCTATCCTTACAGTAAATTGCTTGAAATGCAAAAGGCTAAAGAAGAGAAGAAGAAAGAAAAGAAGGAAACTCCTAAGAAGTCTCAGTTAGCAGAATAATATTCCACCAACACCGTTAGTTTGTTTGTTGGTAAAAAAGGTGGATAATATGTTAAATAAAGAAATTATAACAGATAAGAATGTGCTATTTGCACTAAGCGAATCGACACTACATTATATTAAAGTGTCACCCGAATTAGAAAAATACCTCAAGGTATGGGTCAAAGAACCTACTTGGCTAGAAGCCGAAAAAGCCTTGAACTCAGTTATGAAGATTGATTCTAAGACTCAATCTTTTGACTTAGACCTAAATGCGATGTATCGCTATATGGTCGAAAACTTTATTGAAAAGACAGAACCTTCATTATCAACTGTTGATATGTTGCGTCTTAGCCCATATGTGGGTAATCAACTTAAAGAAATACTTCCTAATCCAATGAATCTAATGCAGGAGGATGAAGGAAAAAACGACTAATTAAAGATGCGTTTGGGGGAAAAACAACAGACCCTAAACTAACATCTTTGATTGTCGTTTATTCTTTATCTAAAGCATTAGGAATTAGTCCTTTAGAAATATACAAAATGCCTGTATCATTAGTTAAAGATTTATTAACTATTCACTTTGTCGCAGAGGAAATGAAAGCCGAAGAACTTGAAAAAATGAAAAAGACTACGGAGAGTTCTAAGTATGGTGGGCGAAGTTTTAGATAACACCATTTCTGGTCTAAAGGACTTAAATAAGGCTACTATTAAATCCGGCATTGAATTTGAAGGCTTTACTAAATCATTAATTGTAGCGGCTGACGCTACTAGTGAGGCTGGAAAAAAATGGACAGTATTTAGCAGATTAGTTTCCGGTAGTCCTCTTTGGGCCATTCAAAATAAATTTAGAGCATATTTGGCTATTCTTGGTGGTTTTGAACAAAGGTCAAAAGAGAATACTAAAAGACAAGAAGAAATAAATGAAAAATTTGTTGAGCAAAGAAAAGGAATTAAAACAATTCAAAAAGAATATAATGAATTAGGCAAAACTTTAGAATATTTATCAGTAAGAAATATGACTTTATCTCAGGCTATGGAAAGTTCCGCCTTAAAAGATGAAGAAAAAAAATTATTAGGAATTATTGAAAATACCATTGAATATCAAAGAGTATTAGCCGCCACTAATGATGAAAGATTAGCGGCTGAATCTGCTATGATAAAAATGGATTCTCAGATGGAAAAATTAAATAAGCAAAATAAAAAAATGACAAAAGCCGCTAAACAAGCATATGCTTTTGACCAAAAAAGAATAGATATTGCAACTAAAATAGCAGAAAAAGAAGCCAAAGGAAAAGGATTAAGTAAAGATGATGTAAAAGCGGCTGGAAAAGCGGCTGGAGAAGCAGAAAAGGGTGCTATGGAAACAGACCAAAAAGCACTTCTCAAAAGCCGAGCGAAGATGCTAAATAAAATTATTCAGCCAAATAAAATTAGAAAACAACTTAAAAAGGGTGTTGTTGGTAATTTAAAAGATTTAAGAAAAAAAGCGAGTTTAAGACAAAGTTATGATGCTTTAAATGAAAAAATGAATAGAATGAGACTTAAAATAGCACTAAAAGGACAAAAGTTTTCAGAAAGTGTTAAACCTGTATTAAACATGGCATTTAAATATTTAGTATTCGGTATCATGGCTTTTATTGGTTTTGCAGTATTAGCCGGTTTCTTATATACTGCTTGGGGAGAATTTAAAGCATTAGGTATTGTTGAAAATATTATGACTTTTGGTAGTTTATTATTTGAAGCAGTAGGATTAATATTTGGAACAATTACTGCATTTTTAGATGGCGGAGTCGAAGAAGGATTTGCTAAGTTAAATGAATTGTTTTTAGTTGTTTTAGAGTTATTAGTAACAGGATTAATGATTATTTTTAAGATGGGTGTAGGTTTAGTTTTCGCTCTTTGGGCAGGATTATTTGATTTTATAGACTTTTTATTTAATGGCGGGTTTGACATACTTGGGCCTCTATTAATGAAAGTAGCAGGTGTTTTAATTGCAGCATTAGTTCTTAAATACTTTATAGGAATAGGTTTACAATTAGCCGGTATTTATGCTTTACCTATTATGATAGGAGTTGTTCTTATCGCTGGTATTTATAGAGTTGCTAAATGGCTAATTGATAAGTTTGATTACTTTTCCGAAGGTGGAGTTTCCGGTGGAGGAATGGCAGTTGTTGGAGAAAAAGGGCCGGAATTAGTTAAATTACCAGCAGGTGCTAGAGTTACTTCAAACAAAGATAGCCGTAAAATGGTTTCTTCGGGCGGAGGAAATACTATCAATATAACAATAAATGCAAGAGATACTTCTGATGCTGAATTAAGAAGAATTGCTGATAAGATTGGTAATATGGTAAATAATAAAATAAATAGAAGAACATCTTCGGGTAGCATGGGGTGATTAAATGAGTTATGTATATCTTAAAACAGGAAAATATGATGGAACAGATTTAACAGTTAATACTATTCCATTAAATGTAACAAGTGTAGGAGTTTCTGTTTCAAAAGCCATACCTGCATTCCCTGTTCCTTTTTCGGGTGTAGTTACAGGAGAATCTGTAACTGCTGCTTTAGATTTAGGAATGTGCACAAAAACAATTGATTTACAGGGATTTATTAGTGATACTACAATTAAAAAAACTAGAACAGGGGCTTCTGGTGAATCTGAAGTTACTACTGCATTAACTTTTACTGCACATGAAATAGCACAAATAATTGCATCGGGTGTTGATTCGACAGGATTACAAGATAATCAATCATTTAAAGAGTTGGTAATTTTAATGCCATCTAATGTAGCAGATGATTATAATTATAGAGGAACCTGCTCAATTAGTGGAAATTACAATAAAACTACTTGTGAAGCGGCAGGTGGAACTTGGACTACTACTGCACCAACAGAATCACAATTAATTCCTCTTTCATTTGGTTCAAGAGGTGACACTAGTTTTGGAGATAATGAAGGAGTATTGTTTAAAAACTCCAATTTTCCTGATAAAAATTCTGATGTAGGATTAACAGGATTTGTTAGCAGTTTTAGTTTTAATATGGAAGCCGAATCAGTTGATTTAAGTTTCTCTATGCAATTTGAAGTAGCAAGAATTGGGCCGTGATATTCATGTATGATATATTAGCGGGAAAACAAAGAAGTTTAGTTTTTCCTGTAATGTGTAATGCTCATGTTAAATTAGACTATTCAGATAATATCGTTGATACTTCAGGAGATGTAAGCACTACTGATGATGTCGCTTATGGTATTTGGGCGCATACAGGTTCATTTACATTTGAATCGGTAATTACTCCTTATGACATTAATGGATATGGAACATATTCTGGTTTGACTGCACCAACAGTTACCGCTAGTAAAAAGATAATGCCCGGAATTTCTCAATCAGAGTTTGATGCGAGTAAAGAAGGTAAGTTTCAAAGTGAAGTTTATTTGCCTAGAGCATCGAGAATAACACATGAAATGATGATATTTTATAGCACTAATTTTCAAATCAGTTTAGTAAATGTTACCGGACATAATGAAAATCAACCGGCTGAATATAAAATTAGAGTTAGACTAAAAATAGGTAGCACAACAGATACAATAGATACCGGAGTTATAATTAAACCATTAAAAGAACACCGATATAAACAAACTGTTAATAATCCGACTCTTGAGGCTTATGGATTAAATAAAGATGGAAACCACGAATTTAGAGCATTAGGCACTATACTCAATCATAGTGCTGGTGGCAATACCTTTACTGCCGCTGATATAACAGGAAGTGCTGATGCAACAAACTTCCACGCAGAAGGCCAAGAGTTATTCATAACTCGCTCAAGTGCTGACCCATTTATCTATGAGTCAATAGGAACCACCACGAATAAAAGCGGCACTACGATAACCCTAAGTGGCGCAATTGCTACAAAGATACCTGACACAACTATGGTATTTACAAGGGCTTATAATCATCCAAACTACATAAATGACGCATTTCATATTGCTTGTGCATATGATAATGCTTCAAAAAAGATTGATATTTTCTTTAATGGGGCTTTAGTTAAATCAACTATTCATACTGAAACAGGTGATTATAGTTTTAGTAAAGAGGATTATTTTATAGGGGCTAATGGTAGCGGTGCAACGGGGGCTAATTCGGCTACAACTAATAAACAATTTATGGGAGAGTTTCACGAATTAGCGATTACTTCTATATCTAAAACTAGATTTACTTCTTTATTCAATTTGTTACCTAATTTTGATAAAACTTTAGTATATCTAAGATTCGAGGAGGTTGATGTATGAGAGTATTTAATAAAGGAATTGCTCTTACTACTATTCCAAGTAATAGTAATTCAGGATTTAATGTTCCTACTAATCCTGTATTAGTTGATGGTGCTGGTTCTTTTGCAACTGCGAGTTTTGCTCGTATTGCTGCATATATAACAGAAGATGCAACCGGAACTGCGCCCATTGTTATTGAACAGGCTTCTTCTGCTGGAACTCAATATAATAATTTATCAACAACAGAAGGATATAGAATTAAATGTTTTGATGATGCTACACAAACAGGTTTTAGAATAAATGCTTTTGATTTTAATAGTTATGATTACTTTGTGTTAATTCATTCTGATGACTATTTACAACATCATTTTGCTAAACTTACTCAATCCTTAACAGAAGATGTAAGCGGTGATGCTTTTGAGTTTGAACCAAGATTAGGAAATGAAATTGCAAAAAATACTAAGTTTATGTTATATCGAGTCGAAAATACTAGTAAAATAGTAGCACTTAGCATTGGGCTTTTATCTCAAACTTCTTATAGCAATAAAAATAGAATGTTTTGTTCTAGACCCCACTTTTACTTTTATAATGATAAATTAGATAAGAAAAATGAATTAGACCATAATAAAAAATATGAATTTAGAATGGGAGGTCATGTTGCAACATCATCTCCTTCAACAACACTAACAATAAATGATATAACTACTGCTATTACTGTTCCTGATTTTGGGACTAAAATAATTGATTATAGTAAATATGAATTAAATGTTACTCTATCAGATAATTTAAGAACACTTGATAGTAATGCTTATGCTAATACAAATAATGAAGGATATTCTTCCACATGGGCGCATAATGGTAGTAACTATTCAGGGTCTTTTTATAACTCTAGAAGAGAATTAGATGATAGAATTATTCTTGACGGTCATGCTTATAATTCTGACATTGAAGATTTAGCAGGGCCATATAGATATGTTCATTATGATTTTTCACCAAATAAATGTAATTCATTATCTAATGTAATGTCTAATCAAATATATGATTCTATTGGTGGAAAAGGTGGATTATGTGAAACTAAAATGATTGACCCTGCTAAAATATTAGGTAAAAAAATAAATGAGTTTGATGAGTATAAAGCAAGGCATAGAGTATTCAAGGCTAAGTTAGATGAGTGGGTTGATACAGGAATTACTTATAATTCGTATAATCTTTCTAGCACAGATTATAGTTTTGATACTATTAATGATTTACAACCCGTTACTCCTGTTAATTTAAGATTATTCGGACTATATGATGAATTACTAATAGGAGATAGAATATACATTGTTGGTGGGAAACAAGGTGCTGTTAGCGGAGGAATACAAAAATTTGATTTATATCAAACTAGATTAAAAGATACTGAAGATTTCTTCAGTAGTATAAGTTCTTCTAAACGCCCAACAGAAGGTGCTAAAGTGTATAGAAGGGCATATAGTCGAGCAAGCAACAATATATTAACAACCTTCTCTTTAGTTCCAAATAGAACAAATCTTAAAATTAAGATAGCGGCTGGCGGTTTTAATTTTATTGAAGGAGATGTTTCTGCTACTGATACTGAATTAGGATTAATGGCAGTTACTTTTGATGATGCTGCATACTTTAGTGATAATTCTTTAGACTATGCAAAGGGAACCTATTACATTGAGATAGAAAGATTTAATGGAGAAATAGAAACAATAGACGCTTATCATGATAAAGGACAAACCTTTATGGAAATAAGTGGAAGAGATAAGTTTAATAAATTACTTTCGCCTATTGTAAATAAAGACACTTTGTTTTCCACTGATATTATTTATTCTTCTAATAGTCCATACAATAAAGTAACTGCTTTAGGAGTAACTGCTACTTGTGATTTTGATGATAAAACAGTTACTTGTTCAGGTAGTATTACAGTTAGTGCAGGAGATAGAATCTATATTGAAACTGATGCTACTAGTCAAAATTTAATTTATTTAGGAGAAGTAGCGGCAAATAGAACAGCCTCTAATTTTGAATTAGTTGATTTTCCAAATACGAGAAATACTAATGGAAATAATTTATATAAATCATCAAATAAAAATTATGTATTTAATAAAGCACTATCTTCTAATCATTTAGATACTTCTGTTTCTTCTTTGTTAGGGGCTGCAAATAAAGGGGTCTTTTTCGATGGTGGAGTAGTAATAGGCTCTAATGGTGCAGAAGGAGAACTTTTAGGCGGTTCTAGTATATCGACTAATCCTGAAGCAGTAGGATATTATATTAGTGAAACAATGGGCATGGAATCTGATAATTATTTTCAATCAAGATTAGATGATGATGCCTCAACTAAAAGTTATTATACTAATGATGTTGTTAATACCTTATTAGACTTTAATGTATTAAGCGTTAAAAAAGATGATTTTGATAATACTGTATTAGAAATAGCACCTCATATTCCTTTGACTTTAGGAAGAGTTGACATTAATTATGCTAATACAGAAGATACTACATTTAGCACTACTACTTTAGGAACTTGTGCTTCTGCTTCTAATTCAAGATTTTTAACGATAGATATTTCTAATGGCGGGAGTGCGCCTGTATTTAGTGAGCCATTATCTTCTATTTCTAGTCCTAGAAAATATCATAAAAAACCAATATATATTGATGGAACTTTTGTAGGAATGTTTATGTCGGCTACATTCTTTAACAATTATACTTTAGGTAGCGAAACTATTAGAATATTTTTAGATAGAGAAGTAACCACAAGCGGAGGAACAGTGCAAGCCCTAACTTATGCAAATAGTGGAGAAACAAGCAAATTAACACATGAACTTAATTTATTAAATGGAGGGCATTTACATACAGGAAAGATAATTTCATTAGTTAGCCCATTACTTAAAACGAATAATTCTGAATCTATAACAGGGCATTATGATTTTGCCATAAACTTCGGAGGAACAAGAGCCGATTCTTATACAACAAAAATGGGAGTTTCTCAGTATAGAATATATAATTTAGAAAAAGGAAATTATAGTTCAACAATTCATCCTCTTGTAAAAATATCATCTTTGTCTGATACTGTAAATGCTTCTATTCAAGATTATTATTCACAAATACCAAGCAAGATTCGTTACTATGCTTCGGCATATAAGTTTGGCGCATCTTATAGAATAAATAGCGGTGCATATTTAAGTGGAGTAGTTGGTGCAGGTTTAACTTCTGATGAGGACAATACTCATACATTAGTTGAAACTAGAGGAAATCAATCTCCTTTAGGTTCTAGATTTTGGGATAGAGAGTTTATTACTCAGTTTGGATATATTGATATGCTTTATCCTGCTAATCCAACAATTTCTTCTTTACAATATAGTGGTGCTGATTCTGGAGTAATTTTTCCTCATAAAACAAAAACTTGTTTATCTTTAAATGACCCAAAAATATCAAGAATGTTTTTGTTTTCTAACTCTGATTTATTGCCTTATTCTTCGACAAGAAAAGATAGCCTAATGCAAAAAGTTGTTGTAGGCGGTGCATCATATAATAATGACCCAACTATTACCCATACTTCATCTAATATTATTACCGTAGGAATGACAGTTAGCGGTGATGGAATACCGGATGGTGCAACTGTTTCAAGCATTACTAGTTCAACAGAATTTGAATTATCTGTATCAACTACCGGAGGAAGTAAATCCAGCCAAACACTAACTTTTACACAACCAAGAGATTTAACTAAATATAGTGTCTTGGCTCTTAAAAGTCCAACTAAAGGAAACAGGTCAGATATTAAAGCAAATGCTAATCAAGGAACAACTACTATGAGTTTAACAGATAGTGATTTTCAAAATGGTAATATTATTTCTGCTGAAAAAACAATTAATTCATTAAAAAGATTCTCTATGATGAGATTAACTGAAGTGGTATTAGATTGGGCTTTTAATCAAATAGACCCTGAAAATGTTATTGAAAATAATAAAACTATTCCTAAATTTAGAATGACAACATTTAATGGATTGACTGATAGCGGAATAACTGTTCAAATAACAGATAGTAGTAATCCTAATTATCTTATAGGCGATGAAATAAGAAATATATCGACAGGTCATCCTTTTGTTGTTGATGATGTTCTTTGTGACACAAATGGAAGATATATTGGCAGAGTAAAAACAATTACAGGCAGTAGTCCTAATATAACAGTTACTTTATATGAAGATGCTTTTAAGACAGATGGCTTAAATTATTTTACTTCTGCGAATATAAGAAGAATACCTAGAGCAGAATATGGCGGTTGTAGTAATGAAATATTTGGGGTAGGAAAATCAGATACCTTTGTTCAAGAAAATACAGGACTTCATATGTTAAAATCAGCAGTTATGTTAAGGGCGGGATATTATAGTAGTGGTAATGTAGCAGGTTATGGAGATAATACTTCAGTTTTCTATGATACATATAATAATTATTATGTTGGCGGAGGAAACTCAACAACAAGTGACCCGCCATCAGCAGCAAGAGTTTTTAATATATTTCTTCCTGTTAGAATTGGAAATCTAGAAACTCCTTATACTCCTTCTGTTAGTCATACTTCAGATGGAACAGTTTCTCATACTACTTTCCCTTCATCAGTTTTACAAGATATTAGTAATATGGAAACACATGATGGTGGCGCAATAGGTCAAGGAACAGGAGATGAATTATATAAACGATTTTTACCCGTAATTTTTGATAGGTTTAGTATTGAAGATGGAGGCGGTTCAAAGGCAGATATAGGAATGGTAGGGGGCCAAGTTGAAACAGGAAGCATAAGAATAATAGTTCCTAACTATTCTCAAAAAACTACTGGTTTAATAGGTTTAGCACTTGAAAATGATTTTGCAGAAAGAGAACATATAGATGACACAATAGGAAGAACATATGATAAAACAGCAGATGGTGTTATTTTTGGATTTAAGCCTCAATTAAGAATGACAGTTGCACATAAAAATTATGCTAGTGGTGGAGGTTTAAGCACATTAACAGGTGTTGAAAATAAAACAGTTGGAGATAAAGATGTGCATACTTATTTAATAACTGCTGCTGATGGACAATTATGGTTAAATCACTTTGACTTAACAGGTTGTTATTTAGTTTCTAATGATGCTACTAAACTAAATAAAAATGGAGTCGAATCGACAAAATTATGGGGAAGTATTAATGACGGGTATCCTACAAAAATATGCTATGTTATTTCACATGAAGTAAATACAAATTATGGAACCACCCAAAGTGCTGATAAAGAACATATTATAATATTAGATACAGAATTTGACCATAATAATCCAATGAGGATAATGCAACCGAATCACACTTGTTTCCACAGTTTCGGGCCTAAAACTATCATACCGAACTTTATGAGTTCTTCTTATACAAAAAAGCCAAGAGAAAATAAAATGTATGAAGCAGGTATTATTAATTTCGCACTACATGATAAAACGGGAGATGATGATGAAATAAATAATGATGATGCAGTTCAATCTATGTATGTTATTGTTGACCCTGATAGACAAACCACTAGTGATTATTTGGTTCTTAGAAAAGATAAAATTGAAGAGTTAATATCTGATATAGACCATACTATGTGTCTTTCTGATGGAGATACAATGTTTAAGACTTCAGTTAATTATGTTGGAGGAACTGATTCTTTTAGAAAAGGACTTATCTTTGATGAAATGAAAACTCTTTTGGGAGTAACAAGTATTTCAGAAACCATGAATATAACAGTAAATAATGAAATTAATACAGATGTAAAACGCCTAATGATTGGAACGGTTGCTCACATAAGTAATGAATCAGAAGTTATTGTTAATGATTTATTAGAAGAAAATGATATTACATTTGATTTAACAAAGTCTGATTATCCATTATTTATGGCCCCTAACTTTCAAGGAGTTGATTTGTATTCAGCACTTAACTTCATTCTAAATAAAAAAGATAAACAATTAACTGTTGAGGATGGCGTATTTACAATAAAGGATGCTGATGATAATTCTTATTATTCTAGAATAGTTATTAGTGATGTTTCTAAGCCACAAACAGGCATAGGGAGACAAAAGGATTTTGAAATTTATGATTATAAAAAACTAAAATCAACACTAGATTTCTATAACGAAATTATAGTTTATGGTAATAAGTTTAGGTCTATAAGAAAAGACATCAAAAGTATTCAGAAAAGAGGAAAGAAAACATTAGAAGTTGTGGAAAATGAATTGTT